ATGGCAGAAAGGTTCGTGAAAACGATGAAGGAAGACTACATCGCGTTCATGCCGAAACCGAATATAAGAACGGCATTGCATAATCTTGCAGTGGCGATCGAACATTACAATGAAAACCATCCGCACAGTACGTTGGGTTATCGCTCTCCGCGAGAATATCGACGTCAGCGGGTAACGTTAACTTAAGATACACCCCCTGTCTGGAAATAAGGGGGCAAGAACAATGATTAGATTCCCTGGTGAGTAAGAATTTTACTTTCTGAACTCCTCTGAGAGTATTGACTTGGAGAAACACCAAAATAACGTCTAAATACATAAGTAAAGTATGAGACACTGGCATAACCACAGACCTTAGCTACTTTACTAATAGGATAACAACGAGTGCTGAGTAAATATTCAGCCATTTGCATCCTCTCATCAAGTAGGATCTTACTGAATGATACCCCCTCTTCTTTCAATTTCCTCTTTAGTAAACTTTCGCTGAGATATAATCTTGATGATATATCCTTAAGATGCCATGGTGCAGATAAATCCGTATGAATAATCGTTTTAACTTTAGCCCCTGTGCTTTTCAAACATCCAAACAGAAATACTCCAAATTGTTTTTCAGAAGAAAATGCAGAGAGACATGTAAAAGCAATAGACTCATCAAAAATTTCTATATATTCAGCACAGTGATTAGCCCAACTAATTAATCCTTTAATTAAACTGAAGTCAGCAAAGTTTATTTTTAAATAAGATGGATATTCCCTACAATCAGAAATATCCCTTAAGTTATTAGCTTTCAAATAGCGACTAATAAACTCAGCGCCAAAATCCGCCACTATCACTCTTTCAGGATATGTCAGGAAAAAATCTCTATAGCTAGAGTCGACAAGTACAGATAAACCTCTATCCAGAAACACACTCTCTTTTCCGAAATAAACATCAAAGGACTCCAAAATCAATATAACTGAACATGTAGTTGCCATATCATCCACCCAATTTAACTGAAACCAGGATGAAGTATATGCATATAAAGTTCACTTTGCCAAACTTCAGTATAAAAAACCACATAAAAAATAGGGTGTGATAAAAAATACCGTAAAAATAAAGTAAAGGATTATAAATTCCGTTACAGTTACAAATGATACTAAAGAAACAATTCCTTAGAAAACCTTATTTACAGCCAATAAGTAAGACACTTATATGATATCAAGTTTTCATAAAACATAACTAGGCTAAATAGCTGCGCCTAATACCGCTACACTTTTGCCAGCCCATGTTTGCCTCCGGGTATTGACCCCTTCTCTACGCAACTTCAGTTCCCACCACCAACTTTGCGGCAGCTTTGTAGGATCAATGTCTAAAAGAATAATGGTGACCGATAAGAAAACGACTGAATAACTGCAGATTTTCGCTCGAAACCTTCCTGTCAGATCCATAGCGAATCAAGTGCTGAATGTCACAGTATCGAACAGAAAACAGTGACGATCTAACCCTTCAAGAATATTCTACGATTGTTCTGTTTAGGAAAAGCAAGGCGGGAAGTCGGGAGATAAGTCATTGATAAAGTGGCGGAGAGAGGGGGATTTGCCCCCCCGGTAGAGTTGCCCCTACTCCGGTTTTCGAGACCGGTCCAATCATCAAACGAAACATAAAATTAATTCACATTATGAGGAAAAGTATCTTTTTTGTACTTGTAAATTCAAAGGCTTAGCCTCATTTCCCCGATGGTTTTCTCAACACTACTGCTTGTGAGCCCTTGCAATGTTCATTAATATACGTCTCACAAATAATTCATAGATATTGCAAAATGGATATTACTGAGTTTCCTTCTGGAGTAATTGAACACCTTGGCTGGTATGTATACCGATTGATTGATCCGAGGGACGGAAGCACCTTCTATGTAGGGAAAGGCAAAGGTAACCGCGTATTTGCCCATATGCGCGGTGAAGTGGCAGCGACTGATGATGACGAGTTACTGAGCAACAAGCTAAAGCAAATTAGAGAAATAAGGTTAGCAGGACTTGAGGTTATCCATGTCATCCATCGACACGGAATGACTGATGAAAAGACGGCGTACGAAGTTGAAGCAGCACTTATTGATGCCTACCCTGGGTTAACGAATATCATGAATGGTGCTGGCAGCAATGAATTCGGCGCCGCGCATGTCAAAGAGTTGATAGCAACATATCAACCCGAAACCATAACATTTCATCATAAAGCATTAATGATTTCCGTTAACAGAAGTGCAAAGGATTCAGAGCTTTATGATGCGGTTCGATTTAGCTGGCGCATTAATGTCTCTCGCGCCAGCCAAGCAGAAGTCATTCTTGCTACTGTAAGGGGGATCGTTCGAGGGGTTTTCATTGCTGATAAATGGCTCAAATCAACACGTGAAAATTTCCCTACGATGAAATACTGGGACGAGGATCCGGACTTTGAGGCAACACAAAGTTCTCGCTATGGTTTTGAAGGTCGAGAAGCCCCACCTGAAATAGCAAATCTTTATCTTGGAAAAAAAATACCAGATGAATTAAGAAAAAAAGGAGCTATGTCCCCGGTCCGTTACTCACCTAATTTTTGAGTCTTTAAGTGATAAGCATAAACCGCAGCACGATCTTCTTGCATACGACGTGCTACGGTTTCATTTATCTCCGACCGGAAACTTCTTATACAGTGTCGATATACCAACATCATAGATGATCGCCACCTTTTGGCGAGGAACGCCTGATGCAATTAATCGCCCGGCCTGCGCCCATTGTTCTGGTGTAAGTTTGGGACGACGTCCACCAATTCGTCCCTGTGCGCGAGCTGCTTCCAGTCCAGCTTTTGTTCGTTCAACAATCAGTTCACGCTCCATTTCAGCCAGGGCACCCATCACATGAAAGAAAAAGCGCCCCATTGGGGTACTGGTATCAATTGAATCCGTCAGACTACGAAAGTTGATGCCTCGTTCGCGCAACTCCTCCACCAGCACGACAAGATGCCGCATACTGCGCCCCAGTCGGTCCAGTTTCCAGACCACCAGCGTGTCACCTGCCGATAATGTCCTGAGCAGCTTTTTCAGTCCTGGTCTGTCGGACTTTGTACCGCTTATCTTGTCTTCAAAAATCAGCTCACATCCTGCACAGTTCAGCGCATTACGTTGTAGATCGGTATTCTGGTCATTTGTTGATACACGTATATAGCCAATAAGCATGTTAAATCCCCCTGGTAAAAGCAGGAATGATGCCATTTGCTTGTTATTTCTTCATTTTCATAAACGTTGGTTTGGGAGAATTATCTCTGGCTGGCACTGCATCGGGTGTCATTGGTCTGAATGGGTATGTAACGATTCCGTTAATTATTTCAGGTTCCCGGAGAACACTGATTATTCAGTGGGGGCAGGCGAGATTTGGTGGGTCTGGTGGTGAAGATGCCGGATATCTTAATGATTTTCCTTTTGCCTTTCCGTCAGCATGTTATGGAATGATAGTTAGTCATGTGGGGCATACACCTTCAGGCGCAGGAATCCTGTCGGCTTCTGCAATTACATCAAATCAGTTCCGCGGTTTTTCAAGCATAGCGACTGCTGCAAACGCTGTATTAGGTCGTTATATCGCTATAGGGGTGTAATATGTTTTATAGTCCATCTTTAAACATTTTTGTGAATCCTGCACTTAAGGATGATTACATTAATGCAAATTCATGGCCAGATGATGCTCTGGCTGTCAGTGATGATGTTTATAATGAATTTGCAATAAATACGCCCCCAGATGGCAAAATTCGTGTTGCAGGAGAGAATGGATTACCCACATGGGCACTAATACCTTCACCATCACATGAAGAACTTATTCAACAGGCAGAATCAGAAAGGCAATTATTGCTTAATCAGGCCAACGAATACATGAACAGTAAACAATGGCCCGGTAAAGCCGCTATTGATCGTCTGAAAGACGAGGAACTGGCGCAATATAATTTGTGGCTGGATTACCTGGACGCACTGGAGCTGGTTGATACCTCCAGTGTGCCAGATATTGAATGGCCTACGCCTCCGGCAGTTCAGGCCAGATGACATCCGGCGCTGTGCTGGTATCTGTTGCCGTCACCGCGTCAATGTAATCCAGCACAGTGTTAAGTCGGGTGGTCTCTGCCTGCATCAGCTTCCGCCCGGCCTGCAATTTAAGTTGAATCAGACTAATGGAAGCCATTGCAGTATTAATCAGTGACTGACGCTGTACTTCTGCCGCGTCTACTGCGGCGCTATGCTGTGCCTCAGTATCGGTCACCCATTTCTTACCATCCCATTTATCGAATGGCGTTAACGGGGCGATAGTGGTTGTATTTTCAGGATAATCACCCGGAGCTGTGATTTCTTTGGCGTCTCCCGTTTCGGTGTTATAGACGATTTCACCGCGATGGTCTGGCACATATTCCCATGAGTTTAAATCCATCGAACGGCAGATAGCATAACCCGCCTTATGTATACCAGGTTCATCCAGACAGGAATATGCAGGGATACCGACACCAATGGCAAGATATTCATTTGAAGTAGAAATATATTCCCGAGTTTTACCATCATAGTTATAGACGGTAATATTCCCCGCCTTCGTGGCAATAAGCTCGCTATTTAATACGGCGTTATCCATTATGCAGCCCTCACGATATAGTTAAATGCAATATTTCGTGGACGGGTTTCACTCCCGCCAGTATTACCGATACTCCCTCGTGAATGAAGTGTCGGTGATGGGATCAGACTCCCTCCTGTATTTGTGGCATCAAGTCCCCGTCCTTGTGTGTATGTCTTTTTGAAAATCGTAGCCAGTTCCCATTCATCTTTTGTGTCGTAACCATCATTGGCAACAACAATATGGCGGTGTTTTTCCAGCATCCCTGTCTGAATGCTCAATAAAACACGTCCTGCATCAATACCGCGCCCGTCATCCCAGCCACGAATAAACTCACCACGTAAATCAGGCAATTTATTTGTCGGATAAGCCTTTGCCAGTTCCGGGTATTCTTCAGCAGAAAAAGCCGCACCGTTGCATTTCAGCCAGCCTGTTGGCGGTGTGGCTGAAGGCCATGGAACAGGCACACCAACAGGTAATGCAGAGCCTTCTCCCAAACCAAGGTTTTCGAGAGCCGTTTGCACAGTGCCATCCGATTTGATATCGCCAAACGGATTCTTGCGGCTTAACAGCAGCGCGCGAAGTGCGGTAAGTAACTGGTCGTGCCGCCCCTTCTCCAGGCTGGCACCGGATGCCTCCACCACGCTGCAAAGTTCCTCCTGCAACATGTCAAAGTAGTCATCATCCAGATCGGTGGCAGGTGTGCCGGTCTGGGGGTTACCACGGGTAAAACCGTTCTTACCCGCGCCGAACTTATCCTTCTGCGCGGTTTTCGTGTCTATACGATGCATGGATTACTCCGGATATCCTCGCTGCTGCCGTGATTGACCAGGCTTGTAGGACTTCCAGCCTTCACCTTTGTGATTTTCACAGTAGCCAGATGGGTCTGTTGTGGTGTTGCGACAGCCGCGAACACGGCAAGCCTTTGGTGTGCGCGGTGGCATATTCACTCCCTAAAAAACGTATAGCATTATCGCAGACACTTAATGAATGCCTGCTGAATGCCACTAATCGTCGAGTTGCAATACACCGTGCTCAAGTGACTCTGAGTAAGCGATCAGCCCTGTGTATTCAGGGATAATCTCGCCATCATCCGCTTCGAATTCCGGGATTGTACCAGTGGTGATGGTGTATTGGGGCTGACCATCTTCTTTCGCGAATGCTGCTAGGTCTTCAATCTGCTTAGCTGTAAGAACTACTGTCATGCTCATACCTCAGTTGTTAAAAAGCCCCGCTATTGCGAGGCTATGATTGACTAAAGTGATGCTGTCAGGTGTGGGTCCAAATGAATTTAACAATCCCAATAATGCTAGCCAGAACGCCAAAACCAAAAATAAATTGACCACATACCCCTATGATTCCCGATGCAATGGCACCGGCATTTGTCTGAGCATTTTCGTTTATGCTCGCCCCCACTAGATACATAATCAAACCAACTATGAGAGATGCGATAATCCAATGTTCCACTGCTAATACAATTACAATGCTCAAAATATCTGCTAAACCATCACTATGACCACTCACTGCATATCCTTGCTTTGACATTTGAAAAATTCATCACTGGATTATAATTGTTTACACCCTTCATAGTCGTTCGAATATGATAAAAAATCAATTGTGGGGGATAGCGTTATTTGACTCTCTCAACGAGTCGTAAATACGTTCACACGTCATCCCGGCGGTGTAGCGTTCGTCAGCGATTCCAGCATAACGTTTAGCTTCTGCTGCAATATCTCCGAGCATGTCGGCGAACATTCCGGCGTCGGCGTCGGTTGTTTTGCTTCGGACGGCAGCGGCAAGATCAGCGGTGTGCTTTGCGGCGTCCAGGCGTGCGGCAAGCTTTGTTGCTTCGGTACGCAACTGGCTAACAGTGGCAGACAGGCCAGCAGCAGTGGCAGCAGATTTAGCGGCTTGTGCTTGTGCATCTTTTACAGCCTCATCACGGGCAATTATGCGCCCTTGTTCAATCCAGCGTGCGGCAGTCTGCGCGTTCGCTTCCTGTGAAGATTCCATGCTATTGTGGTCAGCCCACTTCTTTTGCCAGCCCCGCTCACTCCAGATGTTCCCGACAAGAAATGCACCAGCCAACATCAGCAAAACAATGATTGTTTTCCACCGCGCCTGAACAAAAGCAAAGACCGCTGTCATACCAGCAACGCCGCCCGCGCTTTGTTATAACGACTATTTCTGTCAGCCAGTCCATTCTGGCCACCGTTGATGATCTGCGTTACACGGACAACATCACCTGAATACATCAGACAACCACGTAATGTGAAATACCATGCAGCAGAACGGGCTGCATGTTTCTCCTGTGTCAGCAACTCTGGTGTGCTGATCAGATCCAACTTCAGCGCCGCACCGCATTTGGCGTAGTTCTCGCGGCCGGTGATTTGAAGCAGGCCACGACCGCGATATTTCCAGCCGTCACCCTGGCTGTTATTCCCCATGCGGTCACCATAAACCAGATTGGCTATTTGCGGCTGGTGGGCTACCTGCTTACCATCGACACGCCCCAGCATTTCACACTGATAAGGCGTCAGGCGTTTACTAAAGGTTTTCTTCAGCCCGTCTACCGAGTAGTTGAAGCTTTCCACCAGCGAGGTAAAACCAGCAGATTCATGCCCAACTTGTGCAATGAACATGGCCTGATCGTTAACTGCTGTGATTCC